CAGGTTATTATTGCGGCAGCCACCAGGGAGCAGGCAGGTATCTTATTCGGCTACGTCCGCAACACTATCCTTATGAACCCGGTGCTAAAGCAAGCGCTAATACCTTACCGAAAGGAAATACACCTACTCAATAAGCCGGGGTTTCTTAAAACAATTACCTCCGACGGCCTAAGTAACCACGGCGCTAACCCTTCTTTAATCCTTTGCGACGAAATTCACGCATGGAACGAGCACAAAGGACCGGAGCTATGGGAGGCGCTTCGCACTTCCATGGCGGCACGTCCTAGCCAAATGATAGCCATCACCACGGCAGGCGGTGCTTTTACCTTTGCACACAAATGGCACGAATATGCAACCAAAGTTTTAAACGGTGACGTTGATGATCCTAGCTTTTTGCCTATTATTTACGGAGCAAAGGACACGGAGGATCCGCACGATCCGGCTGTATGGGCTAAGGCTAACCCTAGCCTGGGCGTGACCGTTTCACTGGAGTACCTTCAGGAACTTAGTAATACGGCTAAGTTTGACGAACCTACGCTTTTATCTTTACGCAAGCTGCACCTTAACCAATGGGCCGGAAGCGCGCAGCCTTATATTGAACTAGGCAGCTGGAACCGCTGCATTCAAAAGGAACCGGCAGGGCTGGGTACCTGGCGCTGTTATATGGGCGTAGACCTTGCGGCTGTAAATGACTGGACGGCTTACGTACTACTATTTTGGGACGGAGGGGAGCGCTTTTATACAAAGCAATTTTACCAAATTACCCAGCATTATATGGACAAACGAAAAAACCGATACCCTAACCTGGTGCGCAACTGGATGAAGGGCGGGCACGTGGAGGTAATAGAAGGCGAGGTAAATACCACACCAGACCGCGTGCGTAGGATCTTTGAGGTTTGTGAAGCTTACCCGGTAGAGGCGATTTTCTTTGACCCGTGGAACGCAGCGGAAACCATAGACCAGGTGCGGCAGCGATATGGTGCAAAGTTTTGTTTTGAGGTTCGCCAGGGCGTGCTTATGATAAACGAACCCATGAAGCTACTGTACCGGCTAGTACAGCAGAAACGCATAGGGCACGACGGCAACCCGGTGACCGCCTGGCATATCAGCAACACAAACCTACAAATAGATAAAAATGATAACTGGACCTTTAACAAGTCCAAGGCACCGGATAAAATAGACGGCACCGCCGCGCTCATTACAGCGCTGGCCGGGTACGTCCACAATGCCCAGGCTAATACCAGTATCTACGAAAAGGAAGATATTGTTTTTGTTTAGTTAAAATGTATTTCGTAACCTTTGCATAATGGCCTCATTCTTACAACGAGTAACCCGGAGTATTTCGGGCATTATTAACCCGAAGCCTTGGCTTTTTCAGCTGATAGGTGGAGGCCAAACCAACGCCGGCGAAACGGTAAACAGCAATAACGCGCCAACAGTACCCACTGTTAACGCTTGCGTATCTTTCATTTCAGATACAATTGCTTCCCTACCGTTCCATCTTTTTGCGGAAACGGAGCAGGGTAAGGTCCGAATTGAGGGCCAGCTGGATCAATTGGTAAGCCGTAAGCCGTCCGAGGCATACAATAGCTACTATTGGCGCCAGGCGCTTGTTAATAGCTTATTGCTTCGCGGTAACGCCTACGTGCTGCCAGTAAGGAACCGCGGGCGCATTACGGCGCTGGAAATGATAGACACCGACCTGGTTACTATTGATACTACCAGCGGCCGCCTTATTTACAGCTTGTACCTACCGGGCGGCGTGACTATGCGCCTGGAGCCGTCGCAAATAATTCACTTGAAAGCGTGGACCATAGACGGCATTAACGGCCTCAGTCCTATTATTTACGCAAAGGAAACTATTGGCACGGCTATGGCCGCTAATAAACACCTGGGCGGTTTCTACGGCAACGGTGCAATGCCCAAGGGCATACTGCAACTGGATGGCAGCATCCGGGACGTAGAGCGCCTTAAAGACCTCGGCCGCCAGTTTGACCAGCGGTACAGCGGAGCGAACAGCGGTAAGACCGCCGTACTGACAGCTGGAGCTGAATACAAACCGGTAAGCATCTCAATGCAGGAAGCTCAGTACATTGAAAGCATGAATTTCAGTGTAGAGGAAATTTGCCGCATTTTTAAAGTGCCGCCGCATAAGGTGGGCCACATGCAGGGCTCCAGCCAAAACGCATCCATTGAAGCGCAAAACGCACAATTTGTAAGCGACTGCATCCGTCCGCTTTGTGAGCAGATTGAGATGGAGTTTACCAATAAGCTCGTAACTGGAGCGCTGGAGTTTGAGCTGGACCTTAAAAGCCTCATGCGGGGCGACATGATGGCGCAGGTTCAGCGTAACGTTAGTTATTGGAATATCGGCGCAATTAGCGCAAACGAAATACGCAAAAGCGAAGGGCTGGCACCTATTGAGGGCGGCGACGAATACAACAAACCGGCTCACATGAGCACAATGGGAGATATTCAAAATGGAACAATCAACAGAGAAGAAGGAGATACGCAGCTTACCGCTTAACGGCGGGGCTGAGGAGGGCTTAATCTTTGGCTATGCGGCCAACTATGAAGTCTACGACATGGGCGCTTTTAACGAGCGCATAGAGCGTAGCGCGTTTGCCGAGGTAGACGCCTACGACATCCACGCTTTGCTGAACCATAACTATGACTACGTGCTCGCACGCCGCAATAAGGGCAAGGGCACGCTAGAGCTGCGCGCTGATGACCAGGGCCTTTACTTTGAGTTTACCGCACCTGAAACCAGCACAGGAAAGGAAGCCCGCACCTTAGTAGAGCGCGGCGATTTAGACCAGGCAAGCTGGGCCTTTACTGTTTCTGAAGAACGCTGGGAAAACGTGAAGGGCGAAAAACCCACGCGTGTTATTACCAAAGTAGCCGAAATTTTTGATATTAGCCTGACGCCACGCGGAGCGAACCCATCCACTGCCGTGGCGATGCGAAGCCTGGAGAGCGCCCGCGCGGCCCAGGTGATTGAAACCGAAATTAATTTAACCCCTAATAAAATGGAAAACATCCAAGACCCTGCCGAAAATTCGGCGGCTGGAGTGGACGCCTCAGCTTTTGCTGGTGGATTCTCCGCTTCACAAAAGAAAGACATGCGAAGCTTTAACATTGTTAAGGCCATCCGCGAAGCTCGCAACGGTAAATTGACCGGAGTAGAAGCTGAAATGAACCAGGAAGGTATTGCAGAGCGCAATAAGCTGGGAGTAGAAAGCCGTGGCGAAAACCAGGCAGCGATCCATATGCCTGAGTTTTTGAACCGCGAATTGCGTACCAACACCGTTACTGGTGGAACTGGTGGCAACTTGGGCGGTGATTTGGTTTACACGGATCCAGGTAAGTACGTGGACTTTTTGTACCCCAACACCCCTATGCTTTCGCTGTGCTCCGTAGCTGAAGGTTTGACTGGAAACGTACAGTTTCCCGTTCAGGATTCTGACTACACGTTGAACTGGAACACGGAAACCGGCGCAGCTTCTGCACAGGACTTGACGTTCAGCACTATCACTATGACGCCAAAGCGTTCAGTGATTGCAGCCGCCGTATCTAACCAGCTTTTGGCTCAGGAATACAGCCAGGGCATCCAGGCGCGCATGATTAATCAATTGAACCAAAGCTTTAACAAAGGCTTGGAAAAGGCAGTTTTAACCGGAACTGGAGCATCTAACCAGCCGACTGGTATTTACACCGCTTTGAACGGTACGGCTCAGGACTTGGCTTTGGGCGCTTTGTCTTACGATGATTTGGTAGACATGGAGGCCTTGCTAGCTGCAAACGACGCTTTGGGCGGACGCCTGGGTTACGTTACGCATCCTAACGTAGTGGCTAAATTGAAAAAGACGAAAGTAGACGCTGGTAGCGGTCGCTTCCTGGTTGAAGGTATGCTGGACCCCGTACAAACTGCCAACGGTTACAACATCTATTCTACGACTTTGAGCAAAAAGACCACCGGAACGCCTGACACTTACGGCATCCTTTTCGGTAACTTTGAGGACGTACAGATCGGATTTTGGGGCGGTGCAACTTTGCTTATTGACCCTTACACCGAAATGCTGAGCTCTACGGTCCGCATCTACGTGGAGCGCTTTATGGACATTGCTATTTTGCGTCCTAAGAGCTTCGTAATTGCTGACGACGTTACGATCTAATGACAACCGTTGACTACACACCTGCAGCTATTAACCTCACTGAGGTTAAAGCTTTTTGCCGCGTGGATGGTTCCGCAGACGACAGCCTGCTTACCTTCCTTTATAACGCAGCTTGCGACGAGGCGCTTAGCTATGCGCAGGTAGTAGTCGGCACTGCAACTGTTACCGTGGTGACCAATTGGGAAGCTGAAATAACGCTTCCCTTTTGGCCCATCGGTGCAGTTACTTACGTTAAGGTGGACGGCGTGGCCGATACCGAATACACACTATTAAACGGACGCCTGACACCTTCCGAGGAGGGCGATAAGCTGGAGGTAGTTTACGCGGCTGGCTGGAACACTAGCAGCCCAAAAGACGTAATGCACGCAATTTACCAGCGCGTAAAGTACGGGTTTGACTATGGCGACGACTTGCCGCAACCTACTCCGCGCTTTTTTGACCGCGTACTATTTCGCTACAAAAACACACTGTGACGCTAGA